CCGGAACAAAATATTAATAAATTATTCAAAGAGGAAACACAACAAGATCACTCGAAATATTCTGAAAATCTTGCAATTTCAGTAGATCGGAATTCAACAGGTTGTAATTGCATGGCGCTAATGAAGCCTAAGAAACCTCTAAGACATGGATTTAACTCTATGGAGGTTAGGTTACTTTCTATTGAAAAAGACTCTAATCCTTGTAAACTTTCATATAAGTCATCTAAACCCATGTTAACAAAAGAATCAAAAACATTGCCTTCCCAGTCTTCAGTCTCAACTTCTAATGACGTATCAAAAGTGTCAAAGATATCCAGCAATTCAAAGTCAGAAACATTCTTCTGTCTTGATTTATTTACTCCTAGTCGTTCGCTTATTCTTAATGTGGTCTTAGAGCGTAGAGTCTTTTTACAAATTTCAGCTATTGCCACAGCCACTGGAGTACGTGCATTCAATTCAGCAACAAATCGTCCTCTATCAGCAGCCTCTGGATTCTCTCGAGATAGCCAAGCTTCTAACAAGGATTCATCATCTCGCTGCACATGATCAAAATTTGGTCTGGCATCAGGCAGACTCATATACCACAATTCTTTTGACTCCTTAGACATAAGTGCTATTAGTCTTTGGTTTTTGTAATACACCAAATGGCTTGCATATAGCTTTGGAATAATCACTTTTCCTATAGACAATCGAACTATTTTTCGATCACGGATCATTTGTCTTGCATGAAATTCTTCACCCTCACAAATCACTTCAACTCCACCTTTAACGGGTTTTACTCGAGTTAAAGATCCATATCGCTTTCTAATAAAGGAACCTGACTGACTGTATCTCCCATGACTATAATCGTCTGGTTGCATCCATATAGTAAAGTTTTGGGATTTCCTTGAATATTCATTTAAGTCGATTTGGCCCACCATCAGTTTGAACCTAAGTAAGAATTGATCCAGGGATTCAGATCTAGTCTTAGACTCCAGGACATCAGGGAAATGAAGATCATTATATCGTTCTTTGCATTTTCTTAGGAAAAGATCATACATCTCCGATTGAGACTGTTCTGGACAGTTACTTAAAATTTCATACCATCCCTTGCAATAATCTTCCAGTTTAGATACTTGTACACTTAATATCGGTGATACGATTGGAGCCATTCCACTCTGATAATAATGTAAAGCTTCTTGTTTCAGGATATAATCCTCATCCTTGAAATAAAATAATGAGTAAGGAGACATATTTGTTTTGAAAAGAACTTCCATCCCCAATCCAGATTTATTTGTATATCCTCTAGCTAACAATTTGATTGGTCTCACGCTACCCGCAACAGATTCTATATATCCTAGTAACTGAGAATATGTATCAAAAGGAGATTCACTAAGAGTTTGTTCTGGAGTTTCCATCATGAATGGGATATCTTTTTTTATTAATCTCCAAAAGGATATCACTTGATTTCTGCTCAAATGTCTTTGAGCTCTACCCCACCAGACCTCTAACAACACTTCTTTTAATTGTTGAGTGTGCTCACCTATTGTGAATGATGGGTCAATCCACTGGTATTTTAATCTTCTTTTTTTTGTCAAGGGAACATATGACATGGGCTGAGATAAGTGCAAATCTATCAATGAAAATTGTCTATGCATTGGAAATAAATACTCAATCGGCAATGATTTATCAGCCTTCTCTGCAATTGCCTTTTTTAGACTAGAGATTGACATTTTATACCCTATCATCCTATCTCGAAACATCGCAGAGTACGCAAAATACGGAGTCATTCTTGTTACATCCGTTCTAGATAACCAAGACAATGAAGCTGCGATGGAAGGATCCAACAATTGATATTCTATCTTTAATTTGCTATCTTCTATTGTTTGAGATCTCATCATCAACCTTTTCATTATTGATAAATCAACAAAGGTTGATCTTTGGATATTATTTAGACCACACCTATTCTTTAAAGCCTCATACTTCTTGATGGGGTACATGGTGTACATTGCAGAATCCAAATCATCTGAATCAACAGGAGTGCCATAATTTCCCAAATGATATAGCAATTTAATTGATTCAGGTTGATTCTGACAGGAAACCCAATTTGCATAAACCCCATCAGTCAAACCTGCTATCATGGCTGGACTAATTGCCATAAATCCTAAAGGAGTTATCCTCTCCTTTAAAAGATCTTGAAACACTTCTATGGTCATCCATGGCATAGTCATTAATCCAAGATTCATGTCAAAACTAAGACTTTGACAACAGGAAACCCATTCACACAAGTACCCAGAACCCCCATTTTCCCTCAATTGTCGCAATTGTGAATACATTGCCGCCACTCTACGAGTGATACTCTCTTGTGGATTATCATCACAAGCTCTTGCAACAAATTTAACTAAAGGACTAGTCACTGAATTACCCACATAAAACTTGGAATTAAATTCAAATAGTTCAGTTGAGGAGAAGGTGCTTTTTTCAAAGCTAGTTCTTACTCCAAATAATTTATCTATCGAGTGTTTTAACCTAGGCCAAACTTTTTGTAATCCCCAAACTGCTTTTTGACATAGATTTTTTTCACCCAGATAACTAATCAAAATCCCTTCGTCATCAGATGATACTTCAAAACTAACCTTGGCTATGGTGCCTTTGGGAGCTATAGTTCTAACAGCAGCAGCCAAATATTCCAAATGCAAGATGTGATATAAGCTAGAAGGGTAGTGCAAAATCCCTTGCATCATGTCCGATCTAGAATGGATGCAAGATCCAAATTGATCAATAATAGGGTCTGAGCCGTTTAAAAAACCTTTTTTTAATCGATCAACAGACTCAGTCGAAAGCGTGCTCCCTGGATTATCAAAAAACATCGATAATAACTTTTCTGGCAATAATAATGTTTTCCTACGGTGCAATGATAAAACCCAGAAAGCAAAGTTATGAAAACATTTTGGAAGAACCACCCTAGACATATCCATGAACTCATATAAGGAGAACAACTGAGCCCAGTTGGTCATGTCTCCCGAAATTTTTGCAGTGCTAAACCCCTCTGCTTCTTCAGATCTGACTCGTGAAAAATGCTCTGCTATAAACATATCCTTTGTTTTGTCTCCCGTAAGTTTTTCTGAAGGGTGTAATGAGCACAAACAACGAAAGATATCTGAAAACACTCTTATAATCAAACGGCCTCGCATTGTTAGGACATAGATTTCCCTCACTCCTCCAATTTGATTTTTTTTAAATAAGGAAACTTGAATCCTATTTTCTTCATTCTCTTCGATTCCCTTTAATATCACATCAATGTTTAAGGCTAAAGAATTGCTGGACATGTCATCAACCAAATTTAGCATTTGCTCAATGCATTTTGTTCGAGATCCTAATCCTTTTTCTTCGATACTATCTTTAGTCACAGTCATTTTTGAATCATATGGTATTGTTGTTGATTTTGTTGTGGCCATATCTTCTAAACTAGTTCGCAAAATAAATTTACAAATCTCTTTTTCCAATACCTTATCCCAATTTTCTTCCTCCCAGCCGTGGATCACACACAATTTCTTTTTGAATAAGGTTGCTGCACTAGATATAGCTCCAACACTATGCTGGAATTCTTTTAAATCATCAGGATTGGGAGCACCTTCAATAGCAAATTGCGAATAATCTTGATCTGAATGACAAAAATCAGCCCTCTGGTATTGACGTTTGCATACCTTTTCCATCATTTGTACGGCACCATGACCATAATTGGCTTCATTTTTATTATGAAGCATGCACAAATAACTGGCAAGCAACATCTCATCAGGCCCAAAAATTTTAAAATAAAAAGGGGTATCAATTGGAGCCAATAACACTTCTGTTTCAAAATCTATATCTGGATTCTCATGAATGGCTTGTTCTCCTGATTCCATTTTAGTGATTTTATCTGGAATCTTATAATGTGCAGAAATTAATCCCTTGTAAATATGAAGCATTAATCTTGTACGAATGTTTGGAGTTAATTTACTGATAATTTTACATGATAACTGTTTGCTCCCAGGAGTCCCTGAAAACAATTGCATATAATAATATCTCAATTGTTGGAGATTTTGGCTAGTGTTGTCTTTATCTTCCAATAAAATCAATAAGCACATCCTAAAGGGTCGCCATGATGTCCAAAGTTTTTCTTGTTTCCATGGATGTAATCCTCCAGAAAGTTGCTCAGTCATTAAGCCTAAAAGCGATATAGATTGAGCTAAAATCCCTTGTAAATGCTCCAACTTCCGTCTGTTCAATGAGATGAAATCAGTACGATGCCAGCCTGATACCATAGGATAAGTTTTCTCAAAAATGAAGTTGGAAGTCTCAGCCCCATGATAAATTATGAAATAGTGACAAGGAGAATCATCATATCCTGCCATTCTGGTTGTTCGAATGATTATGTATATGTTTCTTTGAGGTATTTTTTTCATGATAAAAGTTCTACTTTGTCCAACATCTTTAGGGTTCCTGGCCATATTATATGCAACTTCTCGAACTATTAATTCCAAGTTAAATAGTTGATGAAATAAAGTCATATGACCTATTTCCTCAAAAGCTTCAGTAAAGTATGGATTGTTGTCTAGTGTTTTCCAAGATAACAGCTTATGCCATTCTTCCAAACAATTAAAGGATTCTCGACCTTCATCTAATTTCACCCATGAGTCAATATCGTCAGTTTGTGTTTCCAATCTGAGGTCTTTCTTTGAATCATCCTCCCATATGCAAATTTCTGGTATTTTTAAATTCAACAATGATTTCTTCATCACGCCCCTTTTAGCCAGAGGGATCTGATCTTCGACACTTAAATGGACTCGAAACTCATCAGGAGATAATTTATACCATGAATCAGTCTTCTTATGACCTTGATTGAATTCAGATTCTTGTCTTAATTCTTCATAAGATCGAGATATCTGCACACTATAAAAGTCTGCAGCATCAAAAATTTTGTCATAAACATCCCTCCTTTCTGACATGGAAGGGAAATCTTCTGTTGGGGTGCAAATTATCATGGGTAAGTGCACTACGGTTTGAGTATGGTCAAGCTTTGTTTTAGCCTGATCCTTATCATCATGATTTTGTAAAAAATCGCTCCAGGTATTCAAATGTTTCTCATAAGTGCCTGTGCCCATCTGAAATAAGTTATTCGGAATTAAAGGTGAAGTCAAACAAGAAGGATCCAACCCACCTGGTATATCAACAATTTCAATAGATCTAAAACCATCCAAACAGGAGGACATACGATCATCCGAATCTTCCTCAGAAAAATATCCCCACTGAGCTTGAAAAGAGTTTAGAATCTCAATGCCTTTTCTGTATGCCATTTTTAAAGCTATTGCATTTGGATGTTCAAATCTTCCAGAAATGCACATCACTTGTTGAGGACCCACGGCAATGATTTGTATTTTCCTCACAAGCCCCATTTCTATCAATCTAAAATACTTATTACATTTTCCTGACACTGCGGCCGCCAGAACACCATCATCTAAGGTCTGCCTAGTTGCGATTTCTATAATGTCCAATCCTGAATCAGAATGAATCACAATGTCTGGTGTAAATGATCCCACATCCTCTCCTTCTGCAAGATTGGTTAGACAACATTGAACAAGGTTATGAGGTAATCGTCTAACAGATTTCTCATCTAAGATGATGGGATCAGCACTTGTCGCGCCAAACACAGTTGCCATCGCACGAGAATCAGATGAAAACTCTAACTCAACCTCAGGGCGTTCTTTACTCACCTTATAAGAAACATCTACTGTTCGAATAACATCAATTGGGGTTAATCCATTAGGATAAAAGTCTAAATTCATTATGGAGGTTGCTCTATTATTTTATTATTTTGTTCCGAC